AAGCCGTCTTTTCTCCAGATTTTTTCTGATCTGTTGTAGCAGATCGCTTGTTGTCATCTTTCACAGCTCCCGTCATTGAAACACCAGAAACGTGAACTTCGACATCTTTAGATTCTGGCATTTAGTAACCTTTCTTTTTAGGCTTCGCCTTTTTCTTCATTACCTTCTTTTTGACAGGTTTGGAAGTTTTCTTTTTGCCATACTTCATCTTTTGTCCTCCTTTGGACATTAATGCGCCGAAACTAGCGCGGTTCATCAGACATTCCCCGCTGATAATTCACGGGCCAACACCTTCAGAGTGTCTGAAAAGCCCTTATCAAGCTCTTTAGCTGCCATTGCGAACTTACGCGGTGAGATCTCATTAGGCTTCAACCCACGGCGCTCTAGGAAACTCTTAGCTGCGCGGATTTCTGCCTGCGCTACTTTTTTAACTGCCGCTCTCGCCATTTTGGCCTCCTACTTGATCTAATGCACCGTAACCCATTCCAGTGCCAACTGCCAATGGCACGACATATGTTGGGATGCCCTTTTCCATTACTGCTTTTCTAAACTCTGGCGTGATCTTGAAGCCCTTACTGCTGAACGCACCGAAATCCTCTGACTGTAGATTTATTTCATCGACAGAAAGATCTTTAGAAAATGATTTTAGCAGCTTCTTCAGACGGTTTTGCACATCACGCTGATAATAGTTTACTGTGCCTTCTTTGACCGTGCCTGCGGTTTGACCGCCAACTTTGGCAATGGCCTCTGGATCATTTGGAAATGCCAGATAGTCAACATCTGGATCTTTGACGGCGTCATATATTGACCGCCGCAAGCCTTCGTCCAGCCACTTGTTTTGAGAAGACATGAAGGGACCGCCTTCTGTTAAGGCATCTTGAAAACTAGGCAGTTCATTTATTTCTAATTGCAGTGCTTCCTGCTTGTTTCTAATATCATCAGTAATATCAAACACACCGTTTTTAATGTCGTTTGAAAGCCAACCCACTGGTTTATCTTTTAAATAAGAATAAACCATTTCTTGCGCAAAGTTGTTATTAGACCAATTGACACCCAATCGCGGTTGATCGGAAATCCATTGATTTACAAGTTCTTCTTCAAGATCAGTTAATTCTCCGCTCAAGGGAATTTCTGAAATTTCTTCATATTTTTTCATCTGTGACGGACGAACAAAGTTTTCACCACTTTTGATAGATTTGTTTAAATCATGGATGTTAGCCTCGTACCCTAATCTTCCACGATCAAGATCACTCATAGATCTAAATATATCAGCCCGACCCTGACTTAAATCTCTACTTAAAACATTAAAGTCATCGTACAAATTATCCAATTTTGACATGACCAACGATTGATCGTAGCTCATTGGAGAGCTATCTGAACTAAGACGCTGCTGCGGATCTGACTGTATTTCGCCAACGTAACGAACTGTGTCGCCGTCTTCGTTCACATAATCTGCATGGCGTGTGTGAAAAATTGTGGCAGCGTTATCCTCGCCAAAGTGACCACTCTTTGCAAGCTGGTCTATTTTAATACGACCTGTAGGATCTGTGTATTGAAATAAGCTCTCTGTGTAATCCGTACCACCCTCTGGGAAATATATAGAATGCGTGGTGTCTCCTGTATCCATAGGATTAGGAGCTTCTATGCGATACTGATCTATAAATCTTGGCGCATCGTAACTAAATTCTCGTTCAAGATTATCTCTAACCCTTATTTCCAATTCTTGTCTAAGGGAATTTTGACCACCATATTGGTCAGCAAGAGCATCTTCTGAATATTGGAAAAATTCAGCATCACCATTTTCGTCTATATATACCCATTCCTTGCCTCTAAGGTCATCGACATTTGTGTTTAATTTATCGGCAAGCTCTTCAAGGTACTCATCGCTAAGTTCGTCTGGCCTTTGATAGTCAGCATCTGGGAGATAATCTGCTAGAACTTCTTGTTCATCAAGTATCGCTCCAGACATATAATCTTGATCTTCCATGGCTTGATCTACAGCTTCACGCATATCCATAGCTTCAGCTTCAGTGCCAAGAACACCTTCGGCTCGACGCACATTGGGAACCAAGCGCGGATCATTTTGCTCAAGATAGTCAATAATTTCTTCTTTAGTTACGTTTTTGCCACTAAAGAAATCATCTGCCCCAGACCACTCAAGTTCGTCTGGCTTTGCACCAGTCTTGATCATGGTAGCTTTGAGCTGCTCATACGGACCCTTCTTTTGCTTTAGGTCCATAGCCGCCTTTAGAGAAGGGCTAAAGAGAATATCATCTACTGGTATCCTATTCGCACGTTCTGCCGCCTGTGCCGCTGTTATAGCGTCTGCGAGCGATGTCCCATCTGCAAGAGTAGGTGCTATTGTGATTTGTGGTTCAGTTGCAACGGCAACTGGCGCTTCTGGCGCTCTGTTGACTGATGTGGCAGCTTTAGATGCGCGACCAAGTCGTGAAAACAAACCCAAATATGGTGCAGCATATTGCTCTGCAAACTCAACACCAGCCAAGAGATCTCTAGAGAGCCTGTCTTCTTGGCTTTCGCTTTGGAATGGAATTTGTTCCGCTACAAAACCAGATCCAGCTCCTACGCCAGCCAGCAAAGTATTAATAGCACCCAACCCAGCATCTGCAATTCCGCCATAAAGATATTCAGCCCCAGTGGGACCGCCGGGATAGAAGCGCATTTTTGGGAGTACAGTGGCCACACCTTGACCTGTGACAGCGTTCTTAAAAGATTGACCTGCATCTCTGATGTAATCGCCTGCCACATCAAACCCATAGTTACTAAGTGGCGCTTGTGATGGTTTTGGCGCAGGCGCAACATAACCCACAGGATCTGCGCGAGGGACCATAGGATTGGCATCATAATAATCAGTTAAATAATCAGCATACGCCTGTGATGGAATATTTGGCTGACCATCTTCTCTAAACGCACCCTCTGGAAATGTTTTATCAACCATATTCACCACGCCTTACATGACCAGTAGCGAGCCTTGGTTTTTGGACCGGGGTTATCGCAGTTATGACGAGATCTAAAGTTTGATCTGCGGCCCTTCTGGGTCTTCTTAATGGTCATCTTGGGGTCGCCAAAGGTCACGCGCTTTACCTTGTCGCCGTCTTTTACAAAGACCACAGACTTTTTCTTACCATAAGATGTCTCGCCCTTGGAAATACGGCGCGGATTGTTCAGCTTTACGGTTTTGCCTTTATACGTTGCCATTACTTCTTAGCCTTTTTCTTCTTCATTTTTTTGAAGTCAGCACCAGTAATCTTGTTTTTGGGCTTGGCTTTAGATGCGATCTTTTTTTGCGCTGGGCTTAATTTTTTCATTTCTTATGCACCTTCTGGATGTCAAATGACGCCTTCTTAACAGCGCCTTTGTGGGGCTTATATTCGCCCTTCATAAGTTTGTAGCCTTTTCCAGACTTCATCCAATGGTATCCCTTGGGGGCTTCAACTGCTTTTTTTACCACTTTTCTTCCCTTTCCAGCTTACGCGCTTGGCTGATGTCTTGCTCTTGGCCGCAGACTTGGCTGCTTTGCTTTTGCATTGCGCCATAGTTGGCCGACACGCAGGATAACCGCCCTTTGTGCGATCAGATCTACCACATGGACCGCCAGTCTTGCAATTAACCCAGCCTTTGCCCTTATTACGGCCAAACCACTTGCGTAAACTATCGCTGCTACTACTTTTTTTTGGCACTTTTCTTACCCCAGTTTTTTGCGCCTACTTTTCGGCACTTTACCAAAGCCCCAGACCCATAAGCAGAAGGCCACGTTCCACCATTTCGTGTATAACGGGCCTTCACTTTTTTATAACATGCGTCACGTTTGGGCTTTTTGGCTGGCATTATAACGTCCCTCTTTACTTATCTGTTATAAGGGTATCCGCGCCTTGTGTCATCAGTTTGATAGAGATATTCGTTTATGATGTCTGATAACTCTCTTGTGGCAGGCTGTGTTGCTTGGCGCAGCTCCATAGATCGAATCGTGGTTGCCTCTGGAGGAACAACCCCATCAATAATCCTGTCATTATAAAAATCATTGAAAAACATGCTTGTCGGCACATCTCGAAAATTACCACTTTCATCTGCCATTCTGTAGACAGGCGTACCTTCAACACGCTTCAAGCCTGCTGGATATGTTGTGTGCATTGAGACTGGATCTATAGGCGCATTATAATCTATCTGAGCGATCATTCTGCCTGCTGCATCGCCAGAACCCATCCCAAGCATATCAGCTTTTGAAACAGCAGCTCGAACAGACGCCTGATCTGGAAAGCCTAACTTCATGCTGCGTGGCTTTGCCATTTCCTCAGAAAACGCCTTGCGAGCTTCGCCACGATTGGGTCCACGAAAGTAAGTTCTGACGGCATCAATATCTGAAGCCTCTAGATTATTAAGACCCGGCCAGTCAGGTATTCTTTCTCTTAACTTTTCGTCAAACTGCTTTGCTGCTTTTTTGGTAATCTTCATATTTGGCAGCATGTTTAACGTGACATCTGAAACCATTGTGGAAAAGTTTACGTTGTCTCCTGCTGCGTTGAAGTAAACGCCGTAAACTGGCGCACCTTCTTCCAAGATCTCACCAGTCTTGGGGTCTTCCACCTGACCAGAAATCTCTTTGGCTTTCTTAATTTGCTTATTTAGGATTGATGGGTCACTTCCCCAGAACCGATTATCCACTACGTTCTGGCCTTCAGTGGCATATTCGTAGCCACCTTCTCGCGCTACTGGATTGATCAGAGGAACATCATTCACACCAACAATAGACCCTGTTCCACTTGCCCGATCTCCCTTGATCGACATGAACTGAGCGCCTTCATCGATGGCTTGTTGCAAGTTGAAAGGAGTGGGGGCTGTTTGCGTTCTGGTAGTCACATCGATTTCTGCACCAATCTCTTCCAAGGGAACCATGCCCCTTGTGACCTTCATTCTGCCTATCGGTGTGTCTTCAACATAACCACCCTTTGTCAAACCACTTCCACGGCTTTGGTTTTCAAGGTAGTTTTTTATAATGGTGTTTGCCGTTTGATCGTTTGAGTATCTCAAGCCCTCTTGAACAACATTGCCGCCAACTTCAGCTACAATTTGCTCGTATGATTTAAATGTACCGCCGCCAACATCTACGGCCCCATCAACACCTAATTGCTTGATCTTTTTTAGAGCTGAAAAAATACCCATTACTTCTTGCCCTTATACCCAGCAGCCTTGATCGCACGACCCTGCTTTTCAGCTTCGGCCTTGGTCTTGTAGACCTTACCTTTGCTACCCCAGCGGTAGCCGCCTTTGACCTTGCGAACAGGCATGTTAGCCGCCCAAGATTTCGTTCATCAGCTCATGTACATTTCCACCGCCAAGGCGCATGACCTTGACTTTCATGCCGTTGTCTTCTGGCATGTCCATCATCATGTCATCGTGGTGACAATCGCAATCTTCGCCGTGTTCGCAATCACAGTCATGCTCGTACTCTTCATCATCATACTCATCGCCAAGCATGTATTCTTGCTGGCAGAGCAAAACAAAGTTTACAAGTTGTTCGTCAGTCATTTTCAGACCGTCAGCATCATGTGGAAAACCCATCTTTTCCATGAAGAGTTCTGCGTTTTCTTCCATGTTTGCTACGTTGATTTGAGCCATAATAGCCTCCTATCGCATTGGACGCGCTTGGGGACGCGGGGATTGCATTGGTGCAGCAGGACGTGCTTGTGGTCGCGTTGGTTTGACAAAACCTGCGGCGATTGCATCATCCATGTTCATGACGTTGGGTTCCATGCTAACGCCGCTAGATGGGCTATAGTTCATGCCGTCTTTACTGGGCATCGCCATCTCTTTGGCGAGACGTTTGTTGTATGCTTCATTTTCCATGATGGCGCGTTGCGCATCTGTCATGCCCGGTCCAGACATACCCATAGCAGCTTCCCCCTGTGAGACCTGACCAGAGCTAACCATGCCGTCCATCATTTCAGTCTGTGGCATGTTGCCGACAACCGCCTCAAACATCTCGCGCTCACGATCACTAAGTGCGCCGCCAGATTGAATGCGTTGTCCAATCATCATCAATTGCTCTGAGGATTCCTGATCCATATCGCCGGGACGAATGTTTTGAAGGAATTTCATGACCAATTGGTAGTCAGGGTTTTGTGTGATATTAGGCATTGTGGCCTCCTATGGGTTCTGCTGCTTTTTTATAGTTAAATTTCGACAGGATTGCTACGTTGTATTTGTCGTAGTGGTTTCCCCAGTGGTTAGATTAGTAGTTGTCGTGCCTGTCTTGTATCGCTCTGACCCAATTTTGAGTGATTCAATGTCACCAAGCGCGGCAGTATTAATAAAATCTTTTGGATTTAAATACCTGCCGTCTGGCGTTACATATGACACAGTTCCATCAGCATTTTCAACGCGCCTTACCATTTCATCTATAACTCTTCCGCTCATATATCTACGCATGTACTGAGGCGTACCAATTCCAGATCCGCCTCTTCTTCGCCGCTGGAAGTCGCCGTAAATATCCCTGTTATCATAATTATCTGTATTTATGAGGCTGTCTGCAACTGGATTTAATGGTAGATCATCTGGATCAACCACTGGATCAACCACTGGATCAACAACTGGTTCCTCTACCGTAGTTGTCGTTGCAGCGTCAACAATCGCATCAGCAGCGGTCCCTACATCCACAATGCCGTCAGTTTTTACGTCTGTATCAGTATCAGTATCAGTATCTGTATCTGTATCTGTATCAGTATCTGTATCTGTATCTGTGTCTGTATCTGTGTCTGTATCTGTGTCTGTGTCTGTGTCAGTATCAGTATCTGTATCAGTATCTGTATCAGTATCTGTATCAGTATCTGTGTCTGTATCTGTGTCTGTGTCTGTATCAGTATCAGTATCTGTGTCTGTATCAGTATCTGTATCTGTATCAGTGTCTGTATCAGTGTCTGTGTCTGTGTCTGTGTCTGTGTCTGTATCAGTGTCTGTATCTGTGTCAGTATCTGTATCTGTATCTGTATCTGTGTCTGTATCTGTATCAGTGTCAGTGTCAGTGTCTGTATCTGTATCAGTGTCTGTATCTGTGTCAGTATCTGTATCTGTATCTGTATCTGTGTCTGTATCTGTATCTGTATCTGTATCAGTATCTGTATCAGTGTCAGTATCAGTATCTGTATCTGTATCAGTGTCTCCGCCTAAATTAGTTAAAGCACCATTGGTTGTGTCTGTGCCAGCTTGCGTCACGATGCTTCCGCCCTCAAGAACGGTGGTGTTGACCGCATTCGTGTCCGTTGTATTTGAAGTGTCAATAATAATACTTGTACCCGTACCCACGTTTACTGAGTTAAATGTCCCAGTATTAACATTTGTCGTGGTGGAAGTGTTCGTATCGTTATTCGTAACCGTAACCGAAGTATTGCCGTTCGCGTCAACCGCAGTATCAACAGTGTAAGTCTGACCCTCCGCATCTGTAACCGCCTGCGTGTTAATCGTATTAACACCCTGTGTATTCGTCTGCGTTATCTCCCCACCAACATTAGTTAATGCACCGCTAAGATCGTCATATGTAGACACTCCCCCAGTGTTTGCTGTGGCCGTGTTAAGATTAGTTAATGCACCGCTAAGATCGTCATATGTAGACACTCCCCCAGTGTTTCCTGTGGCTGTTTCAAGATTAGTTAATGCACCGCCAAGATCATCGTACCCAGACTGCGATTCTCCATCAGATTCCGTTGACGAATTTTGCGACGAAGATCCAACTATAGATGCCACAGCCGCTGGTTTGCTACCAACAACTTCCATTATTGCCGACGTAATAACTTGATCCAAGTACCCCTTGTCAAAATCCGCTGGGTCAATGCCCTGTTCTTGCAATGCCTTGATAACCGCAGCGTTTACACCAACTTGCTCCAAACCACCTGAAACACCTTCAGCAGTAAAAACACCAAGTGCTGTCAATGCGCTGTTAACCACAGCAGGCAGTGCCTTCGCCACTGGGGCAAAACCACCCGCCGTCAACGCCACAGCCGTGTCCACCAAACCGCCAGCCACACCAGATGTGTAAAACGCCTGCGTTTCAGCCGTAGACATCATCTCATCAATCTGAGCTTGGGACATGTTGGAAAACGCCCCACTGGCTTCCAGAGACTCCAACTCAGCCCTTGTCTCATTCGCAGCCGCAGCGCCCGGTTCCGCTATACCTTGCTGTAAAACCACCGAACCACCGGCCACAGGACCAAGGAGCATGACCGCGCCAACATCCAAACCGAGACCAAGTAGTTCTTGAGCCGCTGTACTCGCCATCCACAAACCGGGGGTAATAGGCCTGCCAAGCCTATCGTACCCCTCGTTGTTTGGATCGGGCATACCATCTTCAACCACTTTAATGTACTCAGCACCGCGACTTTTCAGTTTTTCCTTAGACTCATCGCTCAAATACTTAACCACAGGTTCCAGTGCTTCACTTGCAATGGTATATTCGCCGGCCGACAACGTGATCGGAATTGCCGCGCCAGTCTCCGCGCTGACCATAGGATCAAGAAGCGAGGCCACTGAAACACCTTGCGCCGCTGCTTGGTTCTCCAACGCAAGCCGATCCAGCCCGTTCATATCTTTCAATGCTTTCAGATTATCTGAAAACTCTGGATTTATGAAAGTTTCCGCGCCGCGAAGTAAATTAGCTTCCACAAGAAGGTTTAGCGCATCATCCGCCATCGTACCCGTGCCTTGAGCACGAAGAGACAATTCCTGCAGGAACCCGCCCACGGTGTCGTAACCAAGACCCGTTGCAATCTCACCCAGAGTCAGATCGCTGCCTGCTTTGATAGCATTCGAATAACTTTCAAAAGTATTCGGTGCCTCCTGCAAGGTTCCGTACTGATCCGTAAGATCTAAAATGTCCTGATCTGTCAATGTACTTGTGTCTAAACTTTGCTCAAACGCAGCAATCTCCGCAGCCGTAAACCCAGCCGCATCCAAGTCCTCCGCAGTATATCCACCCTGCATACTCGTAAGGCTGTCCACATAATCTTGAAGATCCTCTAAACGCTCAGGCGTGATCGATGGGTCAACTTCTGTAGCAACCGTCGCGCCCATACCGAGAGCACCCTCAATCGAAGCTCCAAGGTCATCGCCAAGATTTATCTCAACTTGCAGAGGCTCCTTAACCTCATAGCCGTCAGTATAAGTAACTCCCTCATATGTACCCGTAAATCCTACACCGTTCCCCGTAACTAATCGCTCTGATGGGTCAGATAGATCAAAGTATAAATCATCACGATTGTCTCCGGGCACAACCGAGAAATCCGTTCCATCGCCGTCATCAATCTCAGAAAAATCCGTAGTCTCCGTAGCGGTATTGGCTCCCCCAGAAGAGGTGATAATTTCTGTAGCTGGAATATTCGTCAACGCGCCATTTAGATCATCGTAAGTGCTGCCTGTTGCCGAAACTTGGTCAAGACCACTGGTGTCACTCTCGCCACCAGAAGTAACTGTAGTCAACGCACCATCTAGATCGTCGTAGGTGCTCCCCGCCGCCGCTGCCGCCTCTGCCGTGGGATACGCATCCCCGTCAGCGCCCATGGTCCAACCTTTCTCAACAAGAAGCGCGTCTACGGCGTCAGAACGAGTGCCCTGCTGCTTCGGAGCCGCAACTGCGACATCGTCAGCCGTTGCCGTGGCTGGCAAGTTTCTCTGCCAAACACCAGCCTCATCCACAAGGTATTTCGTGCCGCTTGATAGCTCCCGCACCTCAAATCCAGTCTCTGGATCATATACTTTATTGTCTACTGCTGCTGTATTGCCAGCCGTGATAGCCGAAGCATTCGTAGACGCAGTGTCGGCGGCGGCAATCATAGCATTACCAGCGTCTAACTCAGACTGAGTCACTCCAGTGTAAATGCTCTCACCCTCATTGAGCGTGTTAGGCGTGATGATAATTTCCTCACCAGCCTTGATGTTGTTAATATCAATGTTAGGATTGTCCGCCTTGATCTTCCCAATCGTAGTGGCGTTGGCTTCCGCAAGATCAGAAACAGTGTCACCATACTGAATAACCTGCGAACTGCTGTCTTTGCTGTTATATGTTTCGGTTACAGCATTGCCGCCGCTAGTAATCTCTTTAAATGTGTCACTAACCGTGTCAGCAACTTTATCGCCCCAAGATCCAAACCCAGTTTCACCACCAAAAAAGAAATAACTTGGGATTCCATCTGGACCCGGCAGACCAGCGCCACCCGCATCACGCAACATTTGCTCTTCTTGCGGATTAATATAAGCCAGCATGTGAGGCTGACCCATAATCTCAGTCTGACGTGGAGCGCCACTAACAACATTCTCTAATGCGCCAATACCTGCGTCTGGATGGACAGGTTCTGGCTTGGGCATCATAGCTTGGGGTATTTGGTTTTTCTGCACAATCGCGTTTACGCGGTCCATAAAAGTATTCATCACGCCCCCATAGGTGGTTGTTGTGTCACTGGTTGTGGTTGTGGCTGCGGTGGTTGCGGTGGTTGCATCATCGCCTCTGTGATCGCGCCCAGCGCACCGGGTTCGCCCCCACCCATGCGCCGCTTGATCTCCATGACCTTGTCGATCAGGTACTTATTCATATCCATAGGCGGTTGTGCCTGTGGCCCTCCAACGCTGTCGGGAGGGGACATTGGAGGGCCACCCTGTGGACCCTGCTGCGGTAGACCGCCGAAGGCAGCAGGATTGATAGGAGGCAACCTATACTGTGGGGGGTACATTTTTCATTGCCTCCATCTGGATCTTAGCTGTATTCTTCTCACGCTCTAGCTGCAATTCTGCCTCCAGCTTCATGATCTTAGCCTGCATGTCTTGCTGCGCTTTGGCCGCATCGATTTCCATGTCCTGCCTAGCTTCAGCCTGCTTGATCTGGATGTTGGACTGAGCCTTGGCCTGATCTGCTTCGATCTGGGCCGTTGTACGGGCCTTCAAAGCCTCTGTCTCAAGCTGCGCGAGCTGCTGTGCATATTGCAGCGGATTGCCCTGTTGGCCACCCTTTCCGCCCATGCCTGCCAATGCTTGGATCTGCTTCATCTGGGGAGCCGCCGCCACAACTTGAGCTGCGCGTTGGCTGATCAAACGATCCATCTGCGGATCTACAGCACCAAACCTGAATTCTGGGTCTTTGAAATTTGGCATTGGCGGCATCTCCATCTGGATGCTTGCCTCCATGCGTTGACGATACAAAAGCGCAATATGCTCTGCGATGTGAGCGATCAAAATGGGCTGCATTGCCTTTGCGCCGGGGTTACCAGCCAAAGACGGATCTTGTATGAACTGCATGTGAACCGCAATGTGCGCGTCATGATCTTGCTCTGGGAAGGCGCGAATTGGTTTGCCATACAGAACACTCATGTTCTCATCGATTGGGTCCATTTGAACCGCCTCTTCAGGCTTCTTCAATACCTCATCAATGTTAGGTATTCGAATCGCCTCATACATCCGCTTGTAGGCTTGGTATAAGTCATGAAGCTGCGGAGCTGATCGCGCCATTTCCAAGACAGCTTGGGCCTGCGCGATGCGCTGGGCTGTCGAGAAGATGTTAGGATCAGACACTGGAACAATGTCAATCCGATCATCAAAGTCGGAACGATAGATAATCTCCGAAGCTCCTGCCTGCGAAAAGCTAAACTCATCGGGGAGATTCTCTGCGTTCAGCTCCGCAAGAAGTTTAAATTCTTGGCCCTGCGCATAATGCAAACGCTTGTGGATTGCGCTAAACGCCTTCGATCCTTGTTCAATCAGAGCGACAGTCGTACCGACTGGAGAATTTGGATTTGCGTCACCGATATTAATATCTGCCGTGCTGGCAAAACGCTGTCCAGCCTCGACCATAAAGCCAAGCAAACTGAACAAAGAGCTTGATGGCTCTTTGAATGGCAGCGGCATGATTGCCTTGTTTACGTCATCGACTGTACTGTCGAGATCCACAAACTCACCGGGGTTGATTTGCATATCGCCGCCATTAACGCGACCACGCAGCTTAAAGCCACCCTGCATGTTGCTGAATGCAGCACTGTCGAGAAGAGCGCGAAGCGATCCTGTCGCCGCTTTGCCCAAGCCGCCGATCATGTGGTACAACCCAAAGCCGTAAAAGCCTAAACCGGGCAAGAACTTATAGCTCACAAACCAGTCACGACGCTTTTTCATCTCATCGTCTTCTTTCCAGTTGCGGCGAATACTCACCACATTCTGGTTTTCATAGTCGATTGTGATCACATATGGGATGGCAACAGCGTTTTCGTCTGCCTCATCGCTATCCATTTCTTGACCATCGATGCCCTCGAACAAGTCATAGACGTGCATTTCGAGCAGCGTCATTACATCGTCTTGGCTGTCATCGCTGTACTGATCGACGCCTTCAATCTGACCGATTGTATCGCCTGACGGATCTAATCCATCACCACCACCATACTTCGTCGGCAAGTAATATCCGTTTTGGACGTAACGGTTGAAGTCGTTCTTTGGCATACGGATGACGTGGGTATAGCGCGGAGACGTGTAGAGGTCTTTGCTCTCTGGAGCGACCACGAAGTCTTCAGCCTTAACGAACTGGCTGCACTGCCGATCTAAGTTAGCGTCCCACCAAACCTTCTTAAACGTGTGGCCGATCAGCGGAAGGTGAAATAGCATCTGATCCAGATCGGGGAAGTATTCAGGCATTTCCTGCGTGATCTGATAATTCATGTATTCGCGGACGCGGCGAGATTGATCTTCTAATTTTTCATCTGGGCTACCAATGATGACCGACTTGACTGGGCCACCTGAAGGATACATCTCTGCAATTGCTTTGGCATTGAACTGTGTAGCAGCTTCAGCAATCAGAGGATGTACTACGACTGACAATCCGCGTGTCGCACGTTCATCTTCGCCTTCATCCAGTCCACCATCTGGGTCTAGGGTTTTCAACCCTTCTTTATAGCGTTCTTCCCACTCAGCGCGAGCTGCGCGGTCATTCTCGTAGAAAGACACTAACTCGCTGGCTTTTCGAGCAAGTTCATTTTCGTCAATTTCTTCGGCTAGGTTTTTGTCGAATTCTGCATCGTCCAGCTCTTCTATGTAGTCCAGCTCTGGATCTCCAATTAGCACATCTCCGTCGGCAAGCTCTTCGATCATAAGTTCGTCGGCAGGAGCGCCTTCAGCAAATGGGATAATATTTTTTGGTTCAGCCATAGAGCGTCATCCTTTGTTTTTCTATCGGCTCATCGTCATCTGGGTCTTCTGAGTGACCAACGAACCATCCTTTTCGCAACCTTAACCATGCCTGTGTGCATGTATCAACAACATCATCATTTGGATGTGCAGGAAAGGCTGCGCATATATCTATTAAATCTTTAGCCCATTTCCGATTGGAAGGGAAGAAAATCCTGCCATCTTCCAAAAGTGCGCTTGATGCATGGGCGCGAGCCTCTTTATCGCGGTCTGGGGAATATGCCAATACTGGCACACCAGCCATGCGTAAGTCTTGCAGCAAAGATTGGCCTGACGCTTTCTTCTCAATCAGCACGGCATCTGGCTCCCACTCTTCGTAAGCCTCTTGCGCCAAGCGGCGCAGATCAGGGTAGCTGACCTTATCGTACCAACACTCAAGCACAATCGCACACATTGCGCCCTTGTAACTGAACACGCCCCAAGTTGTACGGGCGCTAAAGCTGGAGCTTTCCTTGGCCTCGAAGGCTGTATCGTATGATTGCAAGACGTATTCGATGTCGGGCAGGTCTTCTTTTTCCCAAGGAACCCACCAGCTTGCCTTCAGGATTCCGCCACCTTTGGGTGACGGGCGCTGCTGTAGCTGACCTGCGGCTGCGTATGAGCCAAGACTGCGCTCCAGTGTGTTTAGCGTGTTATCATCGATTCGTTCAGGCCAAAGCAGCTCGCCCTCCTTTGTGCGCGGATCTGAGAAGCCCAGCCATGATTTGCTTGGCGTTGGGTGGCCAATTTCGTATCGGGCAGGCAGGCAGAGGTGGTTCCACTCATCGCCTAGCTGGTTGGACAGGATATGCCCGGTCAGGTCTTGCTCATGCACACGCTGCATAATGATGACGAAAGCGCCAGTGCGGGGATCGTTAAGCCGGGTCTGCATGGCTTGGTCCCACCACTCCAGAACGCCCTCGCGCACTTTTGAGCTGTCGCTGTCTACCACATTGTGTGGGTCATCGATGCAGATGATGTCACCACCGTCACCTGTCAGAGCGCCGCCTACGGACGTTGCTATGCGGTATCCTGTCTTATCGTTCTCAAACCTTTGCTTCTGGTTTTGATCGCCAGTCAGTTCGAACTTGTCACTAAAGTGGCGTTTGTACCACGGGCTATCGATCAGGCGGCGGCACTTGGTGCTGTCTCTGATGGACAGGGAAGAGGCATAGGAGGCGTACAGGAACTTCTTATGCGGCTGGTGTGTCCAAGTCCAAGCTGGCAGCGCAACGGCCACGCTGATTGACTTCATGTGGCGTGGCGGCACGTTTATGATCAGACGTTTGATGTCGCCTTCGACAACGGCTTGGAGGTGATCGCTGATTGCATCGACGTGCCAGTTGTTTTGAAACTCAACGCCCGGTTCAATCGTCGGCCATGCTGCTTTCGTAAACTCCCTCAATGATCTGCGGTAACGCTCCGCCTGCACTTGCTCCAGTGTTAGACTGTTCAAAAATTGTTGCAAGTGCGCTGAGTTGTTCATCGCTAATCCTCGTAATATCTATGACGTGCTTTTGTTCGACTGTTGTCGAGACTTCTTTTTTATCGACCCAGCCTGCGCGGTTCTTGAGAAAGAAGATCATCGCGGTGTTATCCCGGTCAATCGTGGCCTTTTCATAGAGCGCGTTGGTTACTTGCTGTATGCCTTCGGCCTCACCGCTTTTTATAGCTTCCGAAAATTCCGAATTTTCTGCCTGATAAAGCTGAAAAGTTGAGACAGAAATCCCTAGCGAAGCAGCGCATTGCTCCTTGGTTAAGCCCTGCGCCATGAAGCGTCTGGTGTTTTCCAGCACTTCAGGAGTGACTTCGAACTTGGGTCTTCCGACAGGGTTCTTTGATTTTTTCTTTGTCATGTGGTGATCTTCCCAGTTTTACTTCAATGTAAGATAGATCATTTAAAAAAGAAACCCCCACCACAAAGGCAGGGGCAGTTGGGGATGAGGCCACAGGCATGGGCCTTATCGGAGCAGTACATTTTTGCTATCACATTGCAAGGAATATTACAAATACTGCTGCGATTAGAACTACGAATGCTGCGCCTGCCATCATTTCTTTTGCCCATCCTTCTGGTTTTTTGCTGTGAATATCTAGGTGGCCTCTCAGATTTATTGAGATCCATTCGCCTTCTCTTGCTGGTGCTTCGCCGTATTGCGTGTGGACCCAGAGGTGTTTTGATCCTGCACGTTTGGATGTATTTTCTGCAACCCAATCTGGGAAGGTTGATTTGAAGCCTGTGAACTTCCAAGATTTAACGATCATTTTTTACCTCCGAACATTTTCTTCATCAGGCTTTTGCCTTTTGGTGTGAGCTTGATGTTTCGCTGGCGCTTATCTTTTGCGTCCATTTCTATTTCGATCAGTTCTGCTGCTTCTGTTTGGCCTCTGCTATTTTCAGCGAGCGAGTGCAGCAATCTGTTGAGCGTTGAGTTTTTGAGATCCATTTTGATTGCGAGGTCTGCGCTTGTTATTGGGTACGACTGGCAGATCGCGGAGAATGTTTTGAGGTGGTTGATTGATGTCTGTGATCTATCGACCATTTTGTTAAACTCTTTGATTTGAGTTTCGAGTGTTGCGATCTGTTCCATTTTAATCCTCTTGGAATATTTCATCTGCGAGAGATG